GTGGTTATGTATAACCGAAGAGGATTAAGCCGAGATACCATCCCCGAATGCAAGACCTCAATCGCATTCCTGTCTACGATCTGACTCGCCTCGTCAATGATCGCGCACGAAGGGTTGAGCCCGTCTCCGGTCTTTTTAGTGTCCCGGCTGAGAGCTTTCATCATGCTCTGGCTGTCGCCGTTCTTCACAATCGTAAATTTGCCGAGAATAAAGAGCCTCGAGATCTCCTGCGGCAACGTTTCGACGAAACCCTTAGCGGTAGTAAACACGATTGACGCTTGATCGCGGTTTGTAGCGAGCGTGTAGACCTCTGCGCCCGCTTCCCCGAAGGCTAGTTCATAAAGAGCGATAAGAGCCGTCAGCGTCGATTTACCAGCCTTTCTGGGGATGTAAACAATGACATCCTGCACCATCCGTTTGCGTCGGTCTTTCTTACTCCTGAATCCGTAGATGGCACAGATAATAAGAATTTGGAAAGGTTCTAGCGTAACGGCATGTCCCGCCCATTGACCTTTTACATGCTTGCAAAGTGCGGTGAACTGTAGAAAGTGGTTGACAGGACCGGGATCAAAAACCCATTCCCACTCTTTGTTTTCTATGTGATTTAAGAAACGCTGGCAGGCTAGGCGAACATTTCGACAAGCGTCGATCTCGCCTTTTACGATGCCGACAGCGTAGGCAATACCATCTTCTATTCTCATGTGCCGAACTTAGGCCCTGCTAGGAATTCGCCCATCTTAGAGCCGTCCTCAAGTTTGTTTGCCGCCAATCGAGAGCGCGGAGTGAGTCCTAGTTCATTCATTAGCTTAATTGCATTGTCCATCGCTTTATTTGCAAGCGCGATATAAGGGTTTGGTGCGTGCGTTTTGCCGCCATTGATTTTGACTATAAGCGGGTGTTTGGTTTGTTCTTTTCTTGCGTCGATATATAGCTGGAGCTGGTCGGCAAGCATCATCAGCGTGTGCCTGTCCTGATCCGAGCCGATACCATATACATCAAATAAGTAATCGGCCGTTTCTTTTACAAATCTTTCTCGGCTAAACAACGTCGGATCGTCTGCCCATTCAGCAAATGGAACCCTCACCTTTACTTTTTCAGGCAGCGGTGAGCCCATATTCATGCCTTTAGTACCTCGAACAAGATGCACTTCAGGCGGCAATTTGTTTTTAATCATGCTGACACCATTGGTTTCTTTTTGACGGATTCGCTAACAATCATAGGAACGGCGTTTCTCCACGAGATCTTATGATGTATGCGTCGATCGGTTTGTCCCATATCCATCACCTTTACACATGATGGCGCATACATTACCGAATAAAAGGATTTGACGTAAGTGCCCAAATCCAAATACATCTCGGTTAGACCTCCCGCGTTTTGCTGTGTAGGCTTTTGCTCTAGTCTAAGTCTAGGAATAGTTATGAAGAGGTAACCTCTTTTCCCGCGCTCGAGGTAGGTGTTTACATCATCATTCATACGACCTATAAATTTGATGGGTCTATCGACTGCAAAAAGAAAGGAATTCATGATCTTTCGTGAAAACTCACCTTTTTGGATTTTTTTGCCAAAAAGACTGCCTTCGCCGCCAATAAAATCGCCCCCCTGAGCGAAAGCAACACAATGCGCTTTAGCGTCCTCTAAGAAGTCAATGACCGAATCAAGAATAGGATCAAGACTACTAATTGTTTTATCTGATATGTATTGGTTGTGATTGTTAGCAGCCCATCTAAAACTAGAGTAGTCGTCATCGAGTTGCCAGAAGTGAGTCAGCTTTAGCTTTTTTGCTACAACAAAATTCCAGTTTCTTGCATATAGAACCGAGTTGCGTTTTTTGAAGTTGTCGCCACTATCGGTAATTTTTGCCGCCTCTTCTTTGGGAAAAACAATCACTTGATCGCCGTACAAATCTTTATACTTGCTTGATTGCTTGTCTTGATCGTCAATGAGTAAATAGATTTTGCCCGTGTAACCCGCTTTGCGTAGCGTTTCGTATGTGTAGACTCTATCGGCTCGGCCGTGAGTAAGAATAAAAACTGCAAATTTTTTACTCTTCATCGGTTTCTCGTGTGTAGATTTCAGACAGAGACTGACTTAACTTTGCAAACCCGTTTTCAATCGCTTTGTCAAAGTCAATGATGACAAGAGCGCTGTCCTCCATGAGCCTTTGAGTAGCAGGCGAAGAATGCGCGTAATACTCGGCTATCTGCTGAAAATCAAACTGAAAGTGTCTTGTGGCCGCATCAAGTAAAAACTGTCTTTCATCTTCAGGGATAACGGCTGCCTCAATCGAGGAAATAAGCTCTAACGCTTTATCTTTCTTGTAAAGATCCTGTATCGGCGGCTTCGGACCTTCTGGCGTATAGACAGGAGCGCTCACTTTGTCTGTGTATTTACTATCGTTTTGTTCGTCTTTATCTTCGTATGACTTAATTTCTTTTTCTTCAAAGCCTATCAACTCGAGGTCAAACCCTTCTAGCTGCAACTCTTCTAATTCAATCGCCAGCAGTTGATCGTCCCACGAGGCATTTAGAGCGATTTTGTTGTCAGCAATAATCAAGGCTTTCTTTTGCGTCTCTGACAAATGCGACAGCTCAATCACAGGAACTTCGGTCATTCCTAGTTTGCGCGCCGCAGCAAGGCGACCATGTCCTGCAATGATTCCGTTGTCGCCATCGACCAAAATTGGATTGGTCCAACCGAACTCTTTTATCGACGCAGCGATCTGCGCGACTTGCTCATCTGAATGCACACGCGAATTTTTTGCGTAAGGGATCAACCTTTCAACGCTTGTGTTTTGAACCTTCATAAAAGCCTTTCATAGTTTTTTGCTATCGGTTTTTTACGCCACCCCCCTGTAAAGTGACTCTACAGAAAATTCAGGGCGGCGGCTTGCGTGGCATCCTGCGTAAAATTTTAAGTTATTTAGGTTTTTGCTTGCGAGTCATAGATTTTCCCTATGACGTAATCGTGAATGACGCCTCGTTTTTCTAGTCCTGTTTTGATTGAGTGACATTTGTGGCACAGGCTTTGAAAGCGGTTATTCATCCATTTGTTGCGATCCATCTTGTGCGGGAATACATGATCGACATGATGTGCAGGTGCAACAATTCCTAATGATTGGCATCTGGCGCAAAGAGGATTCTTTGATAGATGTATTTGTCTAAATTGTCGCCACTGCTTTGTTTGATACATCGCGTTGAATGCTTTGCGTTCTTCAGTGGGAAGCGCCGCGTATTTAAGCGCTTTAGCGCCCCCGTGATCGACGCAATAAAAAGATCTGTCTACTTTAGGATTACCGCAACCTAACTCTCGACACAGTGTTTGTTTGGGTACGCGTGGCATCTTCTTTGTATCCTGATGCGTAAGCTGCTCGTGCTACAGACTGAGCCTTTTGTAGGGTGGGGAATGGTCCCTTGCTTCCCCAATACCATCCCTTTGTTGTCTTACGGTAGGGCATTATTTTAGGAATCTAAGTTTGTAGAGTGTTGACTGCATGAGCGCAACGATCTCGTCCACACTGTTCTGAATGGCTGAGTCATCACCCATCGAGCTTCGGTAAACCCTAACGTATTCCAGCATGTACTCTAACTCAGCTATGGCCGACTCTGCTGGTGGCCTGTATTCGATGGGGTAGTTAAGAATCCTAGCCTCTAGTCCCTGATACTGCTCGACCACTGAATCGACTAAGTCACCCAGATCATCGTAATAAGAGCCTAAAGCCTTGTGCTCGGCATACGACTTAGACTGTAGGTGCAGGATATGTGCGTTCGTGACACCGTGGAGCAAGCACATAATGAATTCGCCAGCAGACTTAGCCGGGCGTTCAGCTCGCAAGGCTTCCAGAAAGTGCTTTTTCATGTCGAAACCTAAAAAAACGCCCTCATTGCGAGGGCTAAGTCACCAAAGGGGAGGAGTTCCGAATTCATTGTAATTCGCTCAATGTTTGGAATCAAGGTCCTTTTTGAACGCTTCGATTGACTTCAGTAGCTCTTTACTTTTTTCTTCCAGTTCAGCCGACATCTCTTCTAACTCTTCCAGTTGTAGCTCAATTTTGTCCCAATCCGTAAGATCCTGAGTCAGACTGTTCAAATACGCTTGTCTTGCTGCTTTCTTGAGATCCATTGTTTATCCTTTGTATTTCGCGGTTGATGTACCAGACTGCTTTCTTAAGATCCTCGGTTGCATCTTGAGACTTTAGACCTGCACGAAGGATGTATTTGATTGCATTACCCAGACAGAAATTCATGTGCTCGGTAATCTCAATCACTTCGATGCCTGATGGGTGAGACTTGTAGTGCTTTGGGTTTATCGGGTCGCTCACAGTAATTCCTTTATGTGATCGGGTACTTTAGGAAGCGGAGCCCACGCCACTGCCCAATCTGACCAATGACCGATTACACAGACTCCACCGGGATTCAGTAAAAGCATCTTAGAACCCAATGGTGGTGTTTTGTCTTTGGGTGTCATCCACACGGTATGCCCCGCGGTGTAGTCTTTCATTTTTTGAAGTAGTACCACGCCCACGCTCCGTGTCTGCCTTCCGTCCATTTGTACCGAGTTTCCCTGTCCACAAGACCTTTTGCCATCAGCGCTTTTAGGTGCTTCCTTGCGCCTTCAGTGGTGCAGCCAAAGTGTTTTGATAACTCTATGAGCGAGTAAGGCTGAGTAAGATGGGCTAAGTAGATCTTCTCGGTTTTGGTTAGCGGTTTGTGTTTACGGAGAATCTGTTTAATTAGCCATTTGACTTGATCGGTGTGATGAACAAGTCCGAGGTTGTGCGCCATACGTTGTATCTCAGCGCCGGTCATTGCTCACCCCTTGCTCTGATTGCTATTGCACATGCTTGCGTCCACGCCATTTCATTATGGTCAACCTTCCCTGTCGCATATTCAGCGTCCACTTTCTCATCACACACCTTCGCACACGCCTCACGCTCATGTGCTGCAACAAGTGCGGCGAATGCTTCAAGCTGCCCTTCCCAACAAGTCCACCCAAGGCCATACTTTGCGATCCCCGCCTTCCGCGCCATCTTGACTATGTCTTCTTGGGCCATGCTCACCTCATTCCTCGTATGGCGGTGGCGCTGTAGTCGGGACGAACCCAATCGCCTTTTGCTATGGCGATGCAGTCGTCCGAATCCAGCATGTAATCGCCTTCAGTGACGCAGTAATCGTCTTCCTCTTTGATCGCCTTGCAGATGCGATCACGCTCATGATCGGCAACAAGTTCGGCGAAACGTACTAGGCTTTCTTCTTTTCTTC